ATCCTGAAGACAGGGATTCACTGATTGATGCTATCTTTGATCATCTAATGAAGTATTTACCTACTCTTACAATCCCTGTTAGCATAAATGCATCCTTTCCTGATAAACATGTAAAAGAATTTTTGATACATCTCAAAACCAACAGAGATCTTCTTCTCCAAGGACCACCGCATGCAAATGAGCACACGATTGACAAAGAGAGAGCTGCTGTCTGGGTAACCAAACAAAAGACAGTAGAAAGACAGCACCTTGCTTCAATTCTCTTAGAAAATCTTCGCTATATACCTCATTCTGAACTTTTGACTGCCTTACAAATCTGTGTCCAGAAAGCGAAAGCACAACTGATTGAAGGGCCTGTCATATTCATTGTTGGATATCCACACAAGTCAAATTACTATATTTCTCTCCTCTTTGCGCACTTTTGGTTAGCAGAAGGTCTTCCGATTGACTATGTTCTACACAATTTTAATGATTTAGACACTCTTAGAGGAAATTATTTAGATATTGATGATATGGCATATTCAGGAAGTCAAACTGAAACAGTTCTTTCAATGAATTTTAGACAATACTGTAAAACAATTCAACAGAAAATGAAAGAAATTCTTGGATCAGATCCAGATTATAACATGACGTATATGTTCATTCCTCGCTATCTTGTTGAAGATACATTGCGCCGTTCAGGATTTCGCTACATTCTCGTGCGTGCCTTTATGAGTGAACATAGTTTTCAGTATTTGACAAATGAAACAAACAACAATTGGAATGCTCCACGCTTTCCATTTCAAGTTGTAACTTCTGAAATTATTCAATATATGCCAAATGTCGAAGAAACAATCAGGAAAAAGATAGAATATCTCTTTAATAATCCTGTCTATTCTACCGTCTATTTTGATCACAAAGTGGCAGATATGCCCTCGACCTATCTACTTCCTATCGCTCTAGGGATTATTCCTGAACGAATGATTTATATTAATCATGCGATTGAAGCTATCAATCCATCTCTTGTAAATAACATTCAAGGAGATGGAATTGAATTTTACCCATTTCTACAACATTGCTCTACAGACAGAGAATTTCCTAAAAATCGCAAGAATCTATTTCGGAATGAAATACAAAATTCCTATCGATGTCCATCTGCATGGTATAAAAAAATAAACTATAATTCAGGAACCTATAAAAAAGGTGGCAGGAGAAAACGAAAAACTCGTCGCTCTATTCTAAAGAAATAGAGGATTCTTGTAGCAGATGAGTTCCAGCACACAATCATTTAAAAGACCAGGAGGGGATATTACGACTTTGCTTGATTTGACAAGTCGTGATATGCAAGACAATTCCTATTTTCCTTTAACAGCAAACACTTCATGGTTCGCAAGAAGTCCCGATCGCCGTTTTACCCCCTTTGTTCCTATCTCGCAAGACATTCAATACAGAGGTCCTGGAGCCTTTGGACAGCGATTCTCCTTTGATATTACATCACAGGTTGCAGGAGATCTTCTCCTCGGCGCAGTCTTAGAATTACAGTTAAACAGCTGGCTAGATCAGACCACCATTTTAAATTTACAGGGTCAACGATATGAATATGTAAACCCTCAAACAGCCTGGTATTACGCAAATGCCATTGGACAATCTATGATTCAACTTGTGGAACTTGAAATTGATGGTGTGATTATTGAAAAAGTCGATGGAGATTTAACTGCTGTCTTTGCGTCTCTCTACCCTGAACTCAATACACAGTTTGGTGTCGGTGCTGATCATATGGGGATTTATAGTCCTGAACAATTGGCTTCATGGCCTCAATATAGACCCTATCCTACAGAAAATGGCTATATGCACTGTATTCTTCCACTGTTTTTCCAACGCATCCGACTCAAAGAAGGATTTCCCCTGTTAGCCTGTCGCGAAGGAAGTGTAAGAATTCATGTGACACTCAGACCCTTGACAGAGGTGCTAAGACAGCAACGAGGTTTCCGAGACAGCTGTGATGCAACACCTGTTAATATTCCAATCCAATTCTATGATAAAACAGTTCCTTTTCAACAAATTGTTACAGTTCAAACACAGGAGTCAGAACCACAGCTTCAAAATATTCGCTTGTTGACCTATGGTGCTATGTTAGATGGTTCTGTGCGAACATCCATGCTCCGACAGCCTTTTGAAATTATGCATCGTGTCGTGCAGACATTTTATTTTGAAGAACCTCTCAAATATGTTGTAGCAAAACCAACAAACGAAGACAGTATTCGTGTGCAGCTTCCTTTAGAAGCGAACCATCCAATTGAAGAAATTGTCTGGTTTATTCGTCGCAAAGATGTGCGCAATAACAATGAGTGGACAAATTTTTCCTCTGTCCTCAATTATCAAATCAATCCAACCTTCAATCCTCGTTCTTCTATGCTCATCTCCGCAAAAATACAGGCCAATGGAATTGATTTAATTGAAGCAGAAGGAGACTATTTCCGTCAACAAATTGCTCGCCATCATCGTGGGGGCATTGTTGCCTATAATAATTTCATCTATGGATATCCAATTGCTCGGTCTCCTGGAGATGTTCATCAACCCTCTGGAACAATCAATGCAAGTCGTTTGCAGAATCTTCGTTTGACACTGGATGTGAGACCTCCACAAGGTCTTGTTGGATCTGCTTCATGGGAAGTCAAAGTGTTTTGTATGAGTTTGAACTGGCTCCGATTCCAGAACGGCCTCGCCAACAAGATGTTCACTGACTAGTTCTAAAGACGAATCTTCACATTACCCGATAGAATGGTTGTTGCTCTTCTACGGGTAATTTATACAGGATTGCAAGATGAAAGACTTTTACCACCCAAAGGAAAACCTGCTTATGAATTCTTTACCAAAGTCTTCATGAAAGCAGGACGATTTACAACCGAGTGGGTCAGACTTGATTTTGATACACGACCGAACTTTGCCACACAAGCCTCTATTACTTTACCAAGACAAGGGCATCTCATCACACGCCTGTATCTTATCACAACTATGCCTGACATTGTAGGACCACAACTTCTTGCTCGTGCCTCTGTTACGCAAGGGAATCGGTTTGCAGGACCAACCTTTGGATGGACAAATAGCTTAGGTCATGCTCTCATCACAGATGCTACCATTGATATCGGAGGTGCTCGCATAGAACAAATCACAGGACCTCTCATGGAGATTCTGGATGAATTCAACACGCCCTTGGAAAAAGTCACTACTGTCAACAGTTTGTTGCCTCGTATTCAAAATGGATTTGGTCCACAAAGTATTGGATGGACGACAAGACCGACTGTCGCTGTCACGCCCTTGCCTTTTTGGTTTTCAAGAGGAGATCCTGGTGTTGTCTTACCAATTGACGCAATTGGTGTGGATCAAGTGCGTGTGAATATTAATTTTGCCCCCTTAGCAAATCTCTATGTGAGTTCAGCACAACTTGATATTACAGGTATCAAAGAACCTGCAGCAGGGTCTGCTTATTTTCCTTTGCTCAATTCCCCCTTTTATCAAACAGGAGGAACAACACCTGTCTTTGGATTAAATGGAAATCCAACCCAATCTCAATTGGTGTCGAAGATTGGATCGATTACAATGCCCTCATCCTATTCTCTTGGAGACACCTATGTCTTGGCAGAATATGTCTACTTAGACAAACCTGAAGCGAATAAATTTCGCATTTCCGATATTCAGTATCCAATTCCACAACATTATATTTTTGAACCAACTGATACAAATGGTTTATCACGTATTCAAATCCCCCTTCGTATTCCAAATCCGACACGCGATCTTTTCTTTTACTGTCAACGCATTGAAGCACAGGCCTATAATGCTCCTTTCTTAGCATCTCGTGATCTAAGTGGCTTAGGAATTACAGTGGCTCCTTGGTGGCCAAATGCAACAGGTCTAGATCCTGTCAATTTAGGATATTTACAGCCTGGATTTTGGAATCGTGAATCAGAACCACTCAATGCAGCAACATTGATCTATGAAGGGAAACTTTACAGGTTTAATTCACAGTCTCCCTCTGTCTTCCGAAGCTTATTGCCTTCCTATGAACAGAAAAAATCACCTTGGATTAATCGCTATTATTACAATATGACATTTGGAACACAACATGTTCTTTATCCATGGTCGATCCCATCAGGAGAGGCCAATTTGGACAAAGTGGAAAAAGTGGAGCTTCGCGTAGAACTTCGTCCCTATCGTGGTTCTATGGATCCAAACAATGTTCCACGCTATCGCATTTTATGTTTTGCAGAGACATACAATATTCTTCGTATTTATGGTGGAAAAGCAGGCTTGTTGTTCCAGTATTAAAGAGTGAGATTCTTAGGAAAGACCAGAATAATTCGCGAGGCTGGATCTTTCTGTGGATTTACATTCATTACAATATGAAAGTCTTCTCCAAGAGCTTTTCGCAAGAAGGGAAGAAGAGTTGGACCTCCTTTATACTTTGTCAACAGATGATCTCCATATGTGTAATACGCTTCATTTCCTGTGAAGAGATAATAGGTGCCTGTAATTGTATCGACATGGTCGATATCACCGTTCCATTTTTCAGGTGTTGCTCGTGGAAATGTTAGAAGAGGCGCAGCAATCTCTAGAAATGTTTGACCATCATGAGTTGCCTCTCTTAATGCATCTGTCAGAAGCATCTTTCGTTTGCCAACGATGTATTGTGGTTTTGTAAGAATTTCATCAATTACTTTATGGATTTCCTCCTCTCCAAGCTTCTTCAGAGCTTGAATTCTTGCCATATGCTCCTTTGGATAAGTAAATCCGAGGGATTCTGAAAGTTTTGAGTAAAGTTTCAACATTGTTCTACAAATTTTATTTGTGGAACAATATTCAATTTTTTATTATACTCATTTATACGACAGGATACGAAGGTAATGACTGAATTCCGCATTGACCTGAGGGATTAAACTTTGCCCCGCGTCCAAGACGAATGTAGCCTTTCTCTCCCCATGTCTCGCCCCATGAGTTCTTTACCTTGTAATACTCCTTTCCTCCATCTACACCATATCCAACAGCAAGAACACCATGGTCCAATTGGTTTCCACAAGCAGAATCCATCACACCACCCGAATAGAACTGGAAAACAGATTGATCTGCCTCTACAGCAACAGACACAGGTTGTTGTGCGATTGCAGTCTCTAAGGCAACTTCAGAACTAGGTGTAACATCCTTGTATGTGGTAATTGTTGCAGCAACAGGCTTTCCTTGTGAAACACAGGTGTTAGGACCTGTGGCGGTATAAGGATAAGCAGCTTCTGTTGTGATACCCTTGTTTGCAATAATATATTCAAAGGCTTGGTCCATCAAACCACCATTGCATCCATCATTTCCTTGCGCAGTCGAGCAATCAACCAATTGTTGCTCAGAAAGACTGACTAAACTTCCCTTTGAAAGGAACCAAGCACTTTCTACCGATCCTGTGCTACTAAAAGCCCAGCAAGATCCACATTGCTCCTGATTCTTGACAGGAGTGACAGCACCCTTCGTGGTCCAGTCAACAGAGGTAGGATTTGCAGAAACATTGAAAACAGTATCAGCTTGACGACGGAGAGACTTCTTTGTTTGACGGAGTGATGAGCGAATTCCACCAGTATGGAAGGCCTTGAATTCCTCTGCCGTTAAGTCTGCAAATTGATTCACATCCATCGTCCATGAAAAATTCTGAGCATTGTGAAGATTAATCTTGTCCACATTTGCATTATAGATTGACATACGATACTCCGTTTCATCAAGACTGTATCTCTTACCATATTGCTCTGACCATTCATTAAAAGAGGGTTGTGTAGAGCAACTGGCAGCAAAAACGGTGAGGGCGAGGGCTAACATATATTCTGTCTTTTGTTTTTTTCTTTATGTTTATTTTTTATACTCTTCCAACTGGATACAAACGAGGATCTTTCATTAAAATCTTCATGACCTTGAATTTCAGCTCATCTTCCTCACTGAACTGGATTCCTTCCTCCTTTAGAGAAGCCATCTTCCTATAAATCTCCTGGCCCTTCTTCGTCATCGTGAAGAGCTCTTCTTCCTTCGGAATCTCTTCCTTTATGGCCAACTCTACCACTTCAATCTTATTCTTGCGATAATCTGTCAAACCATACACCCAGAAATCTTCCATGTCCCATTTTCCATCTTCACCGAACTCTTCTCCCTTTGGTCCACGTGTCATGACAATCCATCCTGTATTTCCACAACCCTCATATTCTCCATCTTCCAAGGAATTCCATCGCAAATCTTCAATCAACTCCTCTTTTGATTGAGTTGTATCAACAATCATGTGAACAGCAAACTTCTTCTTATCCCATTCTGCTGAAATCACATCGCCATTATGAACTGTATATTCTGTAAAATCAAATGCATCCACTTCCTTGACATAGTCTCCTACATCATTCTCCTCAAAGTAAGCATCCGTTCTATCAAACGCTTCTCTCTTTCTCTTCTCCTCCATATCCATCTCATTCTCCTCATCATAATCCTCGTAGTTCACTGACTCATCGAGATCAGGATCCACCTTTTCAAACGTCAAATTTAATGTTACTTTGTATTGCTTCATTGTTGTCATTCTGCTATACAAATGTTACAAGGAACTTTTTTTTCAATTTTTTTGTTTATTGGTAATCTAAACCTTTCCATTCTAGAAAATGATAGAAGATGAATTCGCTTACGTTGGATAGCACAAGTTGCACTTCTGATTTATGTATCATGTGTGCTGAATCTGGAACAGACAAGAGTCCTTATACAAATGGTGGTCATCGTCATCCTTATACTGTTCCTTATTCACTCTTGTTTGAACCTTTGCGCAAGAAGCCGATTAAGTTTGTAGAGATTGGTGTCCATCGTGGAGCCTCTGTCCTTGCTTGGAGACGATTCTTTGAGCGAGCAAGGATTTATGGATTTGACAATGATAGACCAAATCTTGATTTTATTGCTTCACATGGATGGCCTGGTGTCACACTTGATTTAATGGATGCAAGCAATCATGCAAGTATTTTTGAACAATTGACAAAATACAGTCAAGATGGAGAGTTGTATGATGTTATTTTAGATGATGCTTCTCATAATCCTGAACATCAAGTGGAAGTGATTAAGGTGGCGCTACCCTTCCTGAAACAAGGAGGATTGTTGATTATTGAAGATATTTTCCGTGAGAGAACCACAGAACCTTATGAAAAAGTCTTTCGCGAAGTGAAGCATCTTGTCAGTTTTCATACCTTTATTATTTGTGACCACCAAAACAGATATTCTCCTGGATGGAATAATGATAAATTATTGGTATTTGTAAAAGCATAAGCAAAAAAAATTGAATACATTTTTTTCCTCATCTGTGTGTGTAGCTTGCATTCAAAGATGACGAACTATCAAAGTATTCCTAGAGGAGATTTCAAGTCACTCAAATTGAGTGATTTCGACGTGGAGATGCTTGAGGATATGTATCAGGCAGTGACAAAGGCAGATCAATGGTCTTACCTTTCTCGCCCTGATGTTCCTGGAAAGGAAGTATGTCCTCATTGCAAGGGTGAAAGAGATTGTAGTGGAAGAGTGTATGCTTCACATAGGTGTTTCTGTGTAAACATCTGTCGTGTATGTGAGGGAAAGGGAGAACTAGCTCAAGGATATGGTAGAGTAACTCCTCAGAGTAGGGAGATTGACGAGTATTTGACGTATGGTGGACACAGCGGTTCCTCCTACAGTGGTTGCATGGCACATATGGCCTACATCGCAAAGAATGGATGGGATGCGTATGTAAGTCTAAGGGGTGTCAAAGAGCCTTCTGTCAAAGAGCCTTCTGTCAAAGAGCCTTCTGTCAAAGAACTATCACTCAAAGACTTTGCGGATGCTCTCGAAAAGAATCCTACTGCTCGAGCAATGATTCCTGATCTAGATGAACAAGTGGCAGGAGTCCGTCAATATGTTAAGGCAGTGGAGGATGCACAGAAAGATCCTTCCTCCTGGAGAAAGAGTGCTGGATTTCCGTATCCGTGTTCCTGCCGCCGAGCAAAGGGACTTGAAGGATGGTGTGGTGTTGCTGGATTCGGTGTTCCAGGATGTGAGCATTAATCCTCTACCACCGTTGTTGTTGCTTCTGTATTTATGCGTGTATCAAAAAGAGTTGGAGATCCAAGAACCTCAATACGAACATCAGAACCTGTATGAACAGCAGACTCCTTCTCTTTTTGTTGGGATCTCTTCCAATCTGCCATTCGCATTCCTGTGTTGATCATAGGATTCGTCGTAATTGTAATAGATCCTCTCCTTGATGTAGGAGGCGAATGTTTTTGATAAATATCTACAATAGCCCCTGAGAGATCATTCACTTGTTTTGTGACAACACGGGTAATCATTTTATCTAAATCGGGAACAATCTCATCACGGAGTAAACGTTTTTTATGCATTAATGCTAAGGCTGCTTCGGATGTAACTTGGCGAAGTTGTGCTCCAATATCCTTATAGACAGTTGTATGTTCCATACCATCGCAGATTTCAGGCTTCTTGACATCCTTTTTGTTTTTAAATTCTTTCTTGAATTCCGCAATGACATCATCGGGAATTGGTGGAGATTGTTCAATTAATCTATCCAGTTCTGCTCGGCAGATTTTCAAAAAATCCATACAATCAATACGATCAGTCGGTGCAATTGCCAATTCAACTGCAATTTGACGCTGGAACTTTCCCCATGCAATTCCTGCTACGCGATGTGCTTCAGACCCTTGCGCAAAACGCAAAAAGTTTCCTAGAGTGGTTAAAATTCCAGCAAAAATACTGATGCCTCCAATCCCTGCCTGCACATATTTCTTCATTTGATCATCCCCTGCTGGAACGAAGCCATCAATCGCAAAGTTTGCTGTTCCTGTCAACGTAGAAAGAATAATGACAGGAATTGTAATAGACATATTTTGCCTTGAAAACTTCTTTTCACAGCGATCATGGAGCCATCGGTAACACCCTGCTTTGTCTGACCATTCTGCCATTAAAGCCTCCTGTTGTTTTGTCCAACCATTGTTGAATTTACGAGGAGGAGGAGTAGCACCGGATAGATCAGAGCCAGCCCTGGATCGTGGTGGTGTTGTTGTAGGAGAGAGAGCTTGTGAACTTGACATTCTAGTAAGAAAAAATATTTTTTAGTCTGAACGCATGTTTATTGGCCTCTACCTCTTCCTCTGCCTCTTCCTCTGAATCCTCCTCTCCCTCCTCCTCCTCCTGTCTTCTTTTGTTCCAATCCATTCTTATAAATGCGTTCCGCAGCATCCAGTGTTAAACTCTTTGGATCCAATCCTTCAGGAAGTCCTACAAAGGCGGGCTTCTTTCCTCCAGCTGCCTTTTTATACATATACATTCCATAAGGTCCTTGACGGAATTCAAAGGAGCCTAGTGTATGTTGATTGGCCCCTTTCTTCTGCTCAATCTTTGCTTTGACTGTCTCTAGTGTATCTCCAGGAGTGAAAGGCACTTTTATACTTCCACATTCAAAGTATGCACCAAAGGGACCTTTCTTTTCAACAATACTATTTCCATCATAGGTTCCCCATGATGTTTGTTCTTGTGTCTGTGTTTGCTTTTTTGTTATAAATGCAAGCGCCTCTTCCTCTTTGAGTTCATGAAATCCAACCCCTTCAGGCCATCCATAGAAGACTGTCTTCTCTTTGTCGCCACTTGGATCTTCCTTGAGAAGAAGCGGTCCTTTCTTGCCAATGACTGCTTTGAGTCCATTTC